CTGTTGTATTCAACATCCTGAGTCGTGTGAAGAAGCCTGTCGGTGGTCGAGGGCAGTTTATCATGCCCATCATCACTCAGAATCCCGGAGCGTTCTCCGGTGTTGCTGAAGGCGGGACGATTCCCACTCCTCTTGATATGGATACGGCTGAGGCGACGTTTTCCCTCCAGGAATACGTGGCAGCCTACAATGTCTCTTGGAAGCTGATCCAGGATTCACGCAACGACAAGTTCGCGTTCCAGCAGGCGATTACGATGCTGGACGAGGGCTTGCGTCGGCGAATTATGCGCAACCTCAACAGCGACCTCATTGGCACTGGCAAGGGTGAGCTGTTCACCATCACTGGCGCTGATGTTTCGACGGTTGTGACATCGAAGTATCTCCCACGTGTTGAAAAGGGCATGATCGTCGATGTCGTGGACGAAACCGACGATGACACCAAGGTAGGCGACAGTCTCACAGTCGAGGCTGTGGACCCGATTGCGCGCACGGTTGATTTGAGCGGTGCACTCAGTGGTGAGGCGGCTGGTGACTATGGAGTCATTCAGGACACCACGGATGTCACGTCGAGCCAGAATTACCACTCGAACGGCCTTCTGGGCATCATCGATGATGCGAATCCAGCGGCTGTGGTTGGTAATTATGGTAATCTGAATCGGTCGACTGCAGGAAATGAGTTCTGGAAGTCAGTTGTCCTTTCAAACAGCGGCACGAATCGTGCACTGAGTGAGGACCTTCTGCTCCAGGCCCAGGATGCAGTCCGGGAAAAGGGCGGCGGGCAGTTGACCCAGTGGCTCTCAAACCTGCCGATTGTCCGGCGCTACCATGAGATTCTTGCGAGTGAGCGGTATTTCGCACTCAGCTCGCCTGGGACTCTGAGTGGTGGTATCGGTCGCAAGAATTTCGGTGCGGACTCGAAGGACGGCAAGACGCCTTATGAGTTCAGCGGAATTCCGTGGCATGTGGACCCGTACTTCACCAACAACACGATTGTTGGACTTGATGACAAGCACTTTTTCCTTGGAGTTGGCGAAAATGAGGTCCCGAGGCCCATTAGCGAGATCTTCGAGGGAGTCGAGTTCTTCAAGCGTGGGACCACGACCACGTTCCAGGTCGAGTGGTATTACCAGATGGAATTGCTCTCTGATAATCCTGCTGCAGGTGTTAAAATCGAGGACGTGGCTGAGGCCTAATCCTTAATCAAAGAAACCTAGAGGTGAATAGGTTAACCTTCGTGCGGGTGTAAGGCCCGCTTTTCTTCTACTCAAAGCCTACCGATGCAGCGGGCGATAATAGCTGTTTCATTCTTGGAGTCACACTAACATGGCATTTCTGATCAAAGACAATCATCGACCACAGGGCTCGACTGGCAGACGCACTATTGTTGAGCAGCTCACGCAGGTTTCCAAGGAAGCTCTCACGGTTCCCGCATCGACCACGCAGCAGCTGTTTAGAGTCTATGGTGGCAGAGTCAAGGTCAAGTTGCTTCTCGGTGAAGTCACGACTGTGATTCAGACCCAAACGGATAACCTCAAGGTCAGCTCGAAGGCCCTTGATAACACGTCAACGGCGATCGGCACCGCAGTGGATGTGGCGTCGAACCTGGACATCACGGCGATGCAAGTCGGCGGATTGTTTGTTGTTGAGGGCGATGGCACGGCTGGGGTGAAGTCGACAGCCGGGGCTGCCTTCTTGGGCACGAACTCGGGCGAGTGGATTGCACCGCAGGGCGAGATTTACTTGACCACGGATGCCACCAACACTGGTGCTATGAAGTGGGATATCTGGTATGAGCCTCTTGACGCAGGCGCATATGTTGTGGCAGTGGCGGGTAATCAGGCGGCGATCTAATTTAATTGGAGAGGGAGGGGCAACAGCTCCTCCCCTTTCCCTTATTGGGAGTAATCAAACATGGACATTCAATCATTCGACCCAGTGAAGTTCTCGAACGCAGAGAATCAGTTCCTTCTCGAAAACCTCGGTGAGCCCACGATTGTGGCGTTGAGGAAGCTTGCACCTCCGACGAATATCAGGGCTGTGAAGCCAATCCTTGATCGAGTGAATGAACTCATTGAACTCGACAAACATGATGGCCTGAAGTGGTGCGGGATTGAGAGAATCAAAGCCAGCATCAATGAGTGGCTGAAGCAAAACGCCAAGTGGGCGAATGACCACCGACGTAGCGGCAAACGAGCCCCACGCTGGCCCTCTCTCTACAGCTATGATGCCAAGGGCAGACCCCACTGGGCTGGTCCAGGAAGTGACAGTGGCCAGGTTCGCACGTATTTTGGCCCTGCTGGCGAGCGGATTCCTTTCGAGGTCCTCCTTGTGCCTGACAATTATGTCGAGTGGACTGCACCCACGATTCAAAGCGAAGGCTCCGGTGATCCCTTTTTGTATGTGGACGCCGAAGCGAATCGCATTGAGTGCAAGGTGCCAGTGGATGGCGGAATTTGCGGGCACACGGAGTCGTATAAAACCGCGTCGAGGTCCTCTTACAACGCTGCTCGGGCGCGCATGAGCAAGCATTTGCGAAAGGCCACTGCTGAAGTCGAGGCCCACAGGGAACTCCATACAAATGAGTTTGGTTCCTAATGCCTGGCATTAGCGGAGGCACACGGAAGCTTCCTGGCTTTAAGGCCAAAGTTGGCCGGGGGCAGAAACTTCCCCCTGAAACAGCGACATGGTATTGGCATCCATTTCGTGTAGGCGCAGTCCAGGCTCCTCAGTGGTTCATGCGGCAACTTCAAGAAGTCGATCACGAAAATCTCATCGATGTCCGGTGGAACCCTGTGCACGAAAAGTGGGGCGTGTTTTACAGGAATCCCAAAATCGCTCACCCCATCTGCACAGGCTGGGTTCTCTTGTTCCTTGTTGATCCTGACAAACTCGATGCGAGGGTTCTGTCGAGGCTCTACGCTGCCAGCGCGGCGAAGTGGGGCAACGCTAAGCAGTACTTCGCAGCTGTCGAGCGCGAGATGGAGCGCGAAGCAGAGGCGCGAGAGAAGGCTCGTCAGAATGAGGCCATCGATATGGCCATGCCATTTTGGGAGCACTCGAGGATTTCCAACATTGGCAAGGGCAACAAGTTCAGTGAGTACCACTCGTAATGACTGGTCAAGGATTGCTCGATCGGATGGAGTTGCTGAATCAGGAGCTTCAACTGCAACCAGGCGAGGCAGACGTGACTCGCGGCTTGCTTGCCTTGAATGTCGCGCAGGATTACTTTGAGTCCTTGGCGGCGGTTCGCAAGGGAGTTCTGGGCTCGACCAAGGGCACGGTTGTGACGGTGGATGCCACTGAGTCAACCGCGTTTCCAGCTGGGGTCCTGCGCATAGATAGGTTGTTTCTACTCAACGGCACAAGGCCTGTCAGGGAACTTCGACGACTTCAGCGCACAGGCGGGCAAGCGGCAAACAACAGTTGGCCAAACAACCTGCTCTCAAATGGGGCATCCGGCACACCTGTTGCATATTGGACCGATGGGTCACTCATTTACTGGGAACCACTGCCTGCAGGAGTCTCAACCATTAGGTGGCATGGATTTCAGACTGTGAGTGACCTTTCAGCAAGTGGCACCTTCGCGTATCCTGATATCGTGGCCCTTCCACTAGCCGCCTTCGCTGCTCGATTGATGAAATCTTCCGTGGATGACTCACCACAAGATGTGGCCCAAGTCGCAGTGGAAACCTTCACACCTGTCTTAAATGCCCTTTCGATGTTCAATCGAGATGGAGCATCGGGGCTCGAATACACCCAAAGTCACTCGGAGTAGATAGAACATGCCTCCTTCCTCAGCATCCTACGCTGCGTATCATGACTCTGCAGGCAAGCAGACGAACCCAACCACGGCTGATGTCCTTGCGGACACTGGAGCGATACCATCGGCCTTGTATGACGTGAGGGTCCTTGTTGGATGTTCAGCGGCAGCGACATTTAATATCCAGCACCGCAATGCTGCAAACGACGGAAACGTTAGCGACACGGTATTGATTCGTGCAGCGGCAGGGCAGACTGGGGAGTATATTTTCAAATATGCCCTCAACACCAACGAACGCATTAGAGTGGTTCCAGAGGCAAACATTACGGGTTCTGCTGAGGCAACCGTTCAGGCAATTCGGATTATCTAATGTTGCTTCTTCTTTTCAGTGGTGCCGGAGGCGGAGTACCGGAACAACCTACTGTATCAACAACCGGCATAGCCGCAATTCAAGTAGCCGTCTTAACGGCAGCGAGTAGATAATTAACATGGCAGATAATGTAGATATTACTCCTGGCACAGGCGCAACCGTTGCCGCAGACCTTATCGGTGGTGCTCTGTATCAGAGGGCCAAGATTGCGGTCGGTGCGGACGGTGTGGCAAGTGACGCAATTCCGGTTTCCGACGGACTGAACACGACGGCTGCAGGCGTTATTGCGGCAGGTATCGTAGGTCAGTTCGATGATGTAGCGATAGGGGTAGTTTCGGAAAATCAGTTTGCACCTGTAAGGATCTCCACACGAAGGGCCCTCCTTGTAGAGGGCGTGGCAAGCGGAACTGCACAGCCTGTAAGCGACGGCGGTGGGTCTCTGACTGTGGACGGCACCATGGCAGTGACTCAGTCCGGCACTTGGGATGAAGTCGGGATCAATGACTCCGGCAATTCCATCACAGTCGACAACGGCGGAACCTTTGCGGTTCAGGTAGATGGTTCGGCACTGACTTCCTTGCAGCTTATCGATGATGTGGTCCAAACGGAGGACCTTGCACACTCATCGGGACACAAGGGTATCATGCCGTTGGCCGTGAGACTGGACTCGGCTGGTCCGCTCGCAGGCACCGATGGCGATTACTCTCCACTCCAGGTCGACTCGAACGGAGCACTGAGGGTCGTTGGTTCGGCTGGCACAACGCAATATGCAGAGGACACTCAGCATGCATCAGGTGACTCTGTGGTATTTGTGGGTGCCATTCGTAGAGATACAGTTCCGGCCTCTAGCGCAGGCTCTGCGGCAGACTACACAGCTATTAACTGTGACGCTAATGGACGACTGTATGTGCAGTCTGCCGTTTATACCCCTCTTGGGGACTCCGCGATGGATGACACGCTGGATGCGGTGAAAGTCTCTATCGTGGGAGATACTGTCGGTTCAACTGTGGATACCGAGGACGGTTCAGTCGCTGCAGCCCAGTCAAGTGTTGCACTGACGATCGGCCTTCCATACGACTACGACGGCTCCGCGTGGGTGAGACGAGTCACGTCACATTTGGTTGATGACGCGGCGTTTACTCCTGGAACGACTGGTGTCACGGTCGCGGGATTCCAGGCCGATGAAAGTTCAACTGATTCAGTTGATGAAGGCGATGCTGGCGCAGCCAGAATGACACTCGACCGTAAGGTCATTGTTACGTCCCAGCCTCATACCACAGGCGGATTGTCGATTTTTAGAGACCTTTCGTTGTCCTCCACAGATGACACACTGCTGGTGGTGAAAAACTCACCAGGACAAGTCTACGGCATGTGGGTCACGAACACCGCCACATCCACGCGGTTCGTTAAGCTCTACAATGCTACTTCTGGCACTCTTGGCTCAGATACACCTGTCATTACCATAGGCATCCCTGGCAACACCTCCGATGATGTGTCAGGTAACTTTAGCCCAGGTGGAATGGGCATTGCCTTTAGCACAGGTATCTGCATTGGTGCGGCGACGGGCGCGGCGGATAACTCTGCGGCGAATCCCACCGCTGGTGATGTCATTGTAAACGTTTTCTATAAATAACATGGCCAGAACAGGACGCATTGGGAAGGGCGCGCATGGAAGATTTCATGGAAGTGCCAGCGCACCCATTGAAGCAGGAGATAGAATTCTTCTTGATGAAGGACACATAACCTATCTCGGAACTGCACAGCTTCCACAGTATCTTAGCGACGGTTCTGAAACTTCCAACGAGGGTGGCCTTACCCCTGTGTATAGAGGCGCGGCAGCGCTTACAACGCGCGTCATTGCAGGCACCACTTATTTTATAGGGAACACCTTCACCCCTGGGTCTAACTTAATCTGGGGCGCTCCATTTCGATTTCATTGTAATTCGTGGGAAGTAGCCCCACCATTTCCACTGTGCGAAGAAGATGAACTATACGCAACCAATGCTCCGCTTCTTTTTTACCCAGCAAGGGAAAACGACAGTGGAAATTACCAAAATGACTATAAGTCTGGGCCCTTAGGGTCTTATTGGGACGAAGCATCTCAAAAGTATTGGTACTCTTTCAGTGCTAGCGCGTATGCCTCGCAGTCTGGAGATTTTCCGTCCTTAGGATATTCCATTTTGGATGGCGTCAATAGTGCCAGTCCAGCTTCGTATAGTTTTGAAGATAGTTTTTTCCCGGCTCGCGTAGGTCCCATTATTCCAGTTCCGCAGTGGTTTGCAGACGCATATTTTGAAGGGAAGAACTTCCTTCTCTGCAACCGAGGACTCCAGAGTGGTGGTGGCTATTCGATGGACCCCGCTTGCATTGCAATAGAATTACCGACTGGTCCACATCGCACTATGGTGCCCGCCACCGATTACAAGCAGCTTATGTTTCGGAGCAATACCGATTGCAGTAAACGTTCCGAACGTCCCGTGTGGGCTGGGGATTTCTTACCGGGCATGACTATTCAAAGTCAATACGCAGGTGGTTGTGGTCCGGGGGATGAAGGCAACATCGGTCTTTTAGATTTCCCTGGCGCTGATATGCTGTGGATTGATACAGGTGAAATTCACGGTTTGTTACTGTTTAGCCACTATTCCACCGGAGCAGCGAACTACATCTCGGCATATCTTCCGCATGGAGGCATGGCAACAGGTATGCAGGTAATTGACCCTGCTGACCTTGCTGCGACTTATGCAGGAACTAAACCTGTAGATGAAGTTGATCCAACAAATTCCTGGGCATACGAGTATTCAATTTTTGATTATGATTCTATTCCGTTTGTGCTACCAACACAAATAGCCTGCACCGGATATGCGGTTGCTGCAACACAGCGCTATCGGTTTGAGTGTGCCAGCCCACACGGTTTCTCAGGTGGCCAGGCATTTTTTACTGGAACAGCTGATGCCAGCTTGAATGGCGGCGGTATTGTTCAATCAGATGGGATTATCAGCACTTCAATTTTTGAAGGCTGTCTTGGCCAAGCCGATGGCGGAAATGTGAATCCCGCCGACAATGGCGTTGGGCCTTGCTTAAGCTGGCCGGGTGGTGGGAATGTGACGTATCCTAATGTAACTATAATGGGCGCGGTTACGAATTCCTTTTTTGACCAATCTGGTGTAAGTGGGTCCGTCTGGATGCCCACAAATTCCGCGTGTGGGCCGGATAATACATTCGCAATCGCTCACTCGAGCTTCAGCATCGCAGGGACATATAGGCACTATATCAGTTGCTTTAAGGTGGGTGAATGACCACAATAGTTTTAATCGCACTTGCAACTGCATGTATTGTAAATACAGTCCATACGTCTCTCTTTTTTGATGGCTTTAGAAAGTGGTTATTCACGTTCGGAGAGCCAGAAGGCTGGCGGAGGTGGACTGCACGGGGCATTATGTGTGCGTATTGTTTTTCGCACTGGGTGGCTCTGCCAATGGCATTGACAGTATTGCCGTTTGAGCCAAAGAGTGTCATCAGTTACTTTGCAGCCGTGTGGTTAGCAGCACACTCAATGGCGTTATATTTTGCCCTTACTGGCCTTAGCGCGCAGCTTCAACGAGGTTCCCGACCGTAATGGCCACACTTCTTCAGGACACATTTACAGACTCAAACGGAACCGACCTTGAAGCTCATGGGATGACTGTGGGCGGCGGTTGGACAACCCACGCGGAGGGTGGCATTATTGACCCTGTGTGGGATATTCAAAGCAATCGTGCACATCCAGCTCTTGCGACAAATTTTCTTGAGGCAGAAGCAGACGCAGGACAAGCCGATGTCACACTGACGCTTGACTTAATTGTTCCAAACTCTACCAGTTACTTCGGTGGTGCAACGGTCAGATGGACAAGTGACGGAAATTACTGGGCAGTTGCCATTGAGCGGGACGGGAGTGGGACTCCGTATCTAGCGATTTACGAACTTGCGAGTGGCACTGCCACATTGAAGGCTGGTGGGTCCGGTGTAGTGGATGTCCCTGGGGCTACAAACTCCACAGTCACCATGACTGTGACGACGAGTGGAAATTTAATTAGTGTGTCCCTTAATACAGCAGAAACAACATCCTATAGTTCAAGCCTGTATAACACTGCAACGCGGTTTGGGTTGTGGGGCTACAATGGGCTTGGCTATACAGGCATCCCCATTGATAATTTCCTGGTTGAAAGTTCTGGTGGTGGTGGTGCTGGCGACATGTTGAATAACAGGTTGCTGATGATGGGAGTTGGTTAAGTGAGTGTCTCAGTTCTCAATACGGACGCGGGGCTAAGCGGAAAAACCCTTGTCAATGCCGAGGACACCCAGACAGTCACTGGGGCTAAGACTTTCGACAGAGATCCATCTGCGCCGTTTGCGGTCACGAGCGGCTCAGCCGTGGTCACGAACCTTGACGCGGATAAACTCGATGGTCAAGAAGGGTCGTATTACCTCAACGTGGCTGCGAACCATGTGGCGGCGTGGACATCATATACGCCAATATGGAGTGCTACGGGAAGTGCTCCGACACTTGGCAACGCCACCCTTGGTGGGAAGTATGTCCAAATTGGTAAGCTTGTCACATTCCGCATGAGTTTTACCTTTGGCTCCACAAGTGCAGCAGGCACAGGAGCATTTCGGTTTACGCTGCCAGTTACTGCAGCTAATAGTGGAGGTAACGGAGATGTGTTCGTAGCAAGAATCCTTGACACAGGGACACAGCAATATAACGCGTTTGCATCTCTCACCAGCAGCACAACGTTGTTTGTGTCTTACACAGGCGAAGTTGGCTCAGGAGTAGGCGCAGGTGCACCGATTACGTGGGCAACTGGTGATTTGATAGAAGTAAGCGGTTCTTACGAAGCGGCATAATGGGAGTTCCACTTCAGGTTCAGCTGTTTTGATTCCTTTATTACTCATACAACAAAGTATGATATAATGTCTGTATGTCAAATAATACAACCTGGCTTGCAGGATTACTTGAGGGTGAAGGAAGTTTTGGAAATAGAGGCAACTGTTTGATCATTCAGCTAAGTATGACTGATAGGGATATAGTTGAGAGAGCTGCCAAGTTAATGGGAGCCAAGTCTATCTTTACTCGAGCTGGGCTAAAGCCTAGGCACAAACAGCAATACTCAATAACAGTCGCAGGAGATAATGCAGCCCTTTGGATGGCAGCTATATTGCCTTATATGGGTGAAAGGCGTTCAGCTAAGATTAAAAGCTTGCTTCCGCTCAGAGAAAAAGTACAACGAAATACTCCTTGTTTGGTAACGTGTGGACACACAGATAAGTATCGTTTTCAGCGAAGTTGCTGTGATTCATGCTACAAGAAGGACTGGTATCGGCGGAACCTCGAAAGGGTGAAGGCTGCGAACCGACAGCGGTATACACTGAAGAAAGGCGAAGGAACAGAGTGTCAGTAGCTCTACAAGTACAATTGTTTGATTCCTTCCTTTGGCAGCCAAGAAGGAATCCATTCAATTATCCTCCCTGACATATTCTCGTCCGGAGGCTCGAAGAATGTCTACATAGACAAGTTCGGGCGAGTGGTGAGGATTGCCGGTTATACGAAGCAAAATTCAAGTGCCTTCACCACGAACACTGGCTCGAGTGCCACGATGGTCAGGGGGCTATTGCCATACCGCTCAACCGAGGGCGGGTCAGTAGGCCGCAAGCTCCTGATTATCCTCGATGACCAGGCAAACGAGTGGGAAATCTGGGTTTCCAGTGACAATGGCGCGACCGCGACATTCCTCTACGACGCCGGCTCAACTGCGGTTGGGCAAGTCCCTGACGCGGCACAGTTCGGGGACGATATTTATATCACGAATGGCAAAGTGGCGGCGAGGATCTATGACGGCAGCTCGATTGCCGGAGTTGGCCTCACCCAATCACCCACGCCAACCGCGACTGCGAGTTCGGCCAGCGGGAACCTCAAAGGCTCCTACCGCTATAAGCTTGTTAGTCTCGTGGATGCAGTCCGGCAAAATGGCTCTGCGTCGAGTGCAGTCATCAATCCAGTGGTGGATAAGAAAGTAGACCTCTCCTGGACCGCCGACGCGAACACGAATGTCGATGGGTATGAGATTTACAGGACCACAGGCACCGGCACGACCTTTTATTACTTGACAACCATCGGAAGTCGTGTTACAGTTGCCTATGAGGATAATGTCTCTGACAACACACTGTTAGAGAATAGAGTCCTTGAGGAGCACGGGGATGCGCCTCCGGTGGCATACTTTTGCGAACCTCACAAGCAGCGCATGTGGTGGTTGAGGACTGATACCTACCCCACGCGGGCCTATTGGTCTGATCCTGGGGAACCTCAGAGTGTTTACTCAGAGAACTTCCTCAACTTCTCTGATAGTGAAACCGTTGGTGACCAGATCACAGGGGCACTAGGTAATTTCGAGGGGCTCTTCGTGGTGTTCACCGAAAAGGCCGTGTGGACCGTTTCCGGCACAGGCGGCATCATTGGTGATATTACTGACTGGACCAAGTCAAGGACAAATGCAGGCACTGGGTGTGTGTCACATCGAAGTGCGGTTCGGATTCCGGCAGGGTCCAAGTACACGGACCAGCTTGGCCAGCAACAGACAACATCGGTGAGTGCAGTCGCGTATTTCACTCCTCTGGGTGATATACGCCTATTCGATGGTGACAATGACATCATCGTCAGTCATCCTGTGAGGGACACTGTAAAGGCCTTCAACTACACGAATCGGCACAAGATTCACGTCCTGACCGACAACGACAACAACCAGGTCATTTGGTTTCTTCCATCTGGGTCCTCAACTGAACCAAATGTTGCCGTCACATGGAATTACCAATACGGTGTGTGGTATAAGTGGGAGACGATGCCGTTTGGCCACTCCTGCTGGGTGGACACGACTGATGACGCGGCTCTGATGCTGGTTGGTGAGAGTTTGACCTCCAAAGGGGGCTATGTTTACAAGTTGCTTGACGGGACTTCATTTGATGGCTCGAATATCGATGCCCGGTGGATGACCAAGACCCTTTATGGGGTCAACGAGCAAGGGCAACCGGCTCTGAGTAATACCAAGCGGTGGAGATGGCTGGATTTGCTGTTCAGGGTCAACTCTGACCTTGACATCACAGTCGGGTGGTTCCCAGGGAGTGCCTTGAATGAGGCTGACCCAATTGGGTCAGTAGTTATCAGCCCAGACGCGGAGACACTTTATAGTGCGAGCGGGTCGCAGATTCTTAGTGCTGATGGTTCGGCCATCTCAGTGGCACTCCTCAGTGCCCAACAGAAGGCCCTCCTCCATACCACTGTCGGTGACTATTTGCATGACGAAGGGATTCGTATTCGCATTTCGTCGAATGACACTGCTGGAGGCTGGGCCCTCGAGGGCATGGAGCTTGCGTATCAGATTCTGCCTGGTTTGAAGCGAAGGTCGCAGTAAGTGGCAAATAATCTCAGCATTGAAAGC